TGTGATGGTCCTTTGAGGCGTTCTACCATGTCTCAAGAAGCCCCGCCCGTTCGCAAGAACGCGCGTGGGAGTATCACGATAGAAAGAAAGCAGAATGTGAAAGTGCAATGCGAAACGCTGAAACCAAAGCCAGACAAGCTAAGCTGAAAGAGTTAATGGAGCAGTTTAAGGTTGTTCTATGGTCAGTAAAATGTAACTTCCAGTATAAGGAGAAATGTGATAGGTGCGATAGCAATAGAGAAGTCAGGATAAAACTTCCATCTGGCAGAATGACATATGATGATTGCAAATGTGGAACAAGAAAAAAAGTGTATTATCCGGATATGGAAATTCTGTATGAACTGAGTGACGAATACCAAGGGATTAAAGCATGGTATAGAGCAGCAAATGATAAAGAAGAAAGCGATCTTACAATGTGTTTTCACACAACATATGTATGGGAAATAGTAGACCATAACTATAGATATCGCTGATCAGCACCCAGACAGTCTGAGGTTTATCCAGTTCTTCGCAGAGATGGCAGGTGAAGTTCTTTCGGCGAAGGAGATGAAATATATAGATGATCGTCTTTACATGGTCGTAGTAGAAGATGGAGAAGAACGTGAGATTATTGGAAAGAAAGTAACAATTTTAAAATCTTCCGAGTTTAACTGTGTGGAAGATGTAGCCAGAAAATTCAGGTTTATAAATTCTAAGCAAGGAGCACCTTGTACAGGAATGTTAAAGAAAGCAGTTCGTAAAAAGTGGGAAAATGAGCACTTACAATACCAATTAACGTATGTATGGGGAATGGACTTGAACGAAAAACATAGAGCTAGGCAAATGGTACAAAATTTTCCTGAATTTAAGCATAAATTTCCGCTTATTAGGGAGAAAATGTCTAAGCAAGATTGCCATGCTTTTGCTGATCGTTTGGGTATAAAGCGCCCTGTAATGTACGATATGGGCTACAATAACAACAACTGTATTGGCTGCGTAAAAGGCGGCATGGGCTATTGGAACAAGATTAGAAAGACTTCCCAGAGGTGTTCGCAGCACGTGCGAAGCTTGAACGAGACATTGGACACAGTTGCATCAACGGTGTATTCCTTGACGAATTAGACCCAAACAGAGGAAGAATGAGTGAAGAAATAATGCAGGATTGCGGAATCATGTGTTATCTGGCATTTAACGAATCAGAAAGGAATGATGAGAATGACAAAGAAAGAATTGATAGCAAAAGTCAAAAGCAAGCCGTATGAAGAAAACGTAATAAATACGATTAAAGCATTGCACGGACTAGGCTATGAAGAAGCAGCAAGAACCATGCAGGAATTATACGATGACACAAAGGCACTTACTGTTACTGTAAAGGCATCTGGAAAGTACTCAGATGATCCAGAACTTGATGAGGCATTAAGTGACTATGCTTCGATGAGAACAAAGATAAAGAAACCACTGACTTCAAAAGCTCTTGAAAGAGCAATGATTAAGCTTGAATCCCTATCTCACGGAGACAAGAATTTAAAGATTCAGTTGCTTAATCAGTCCACCGATAACTGTTGGATAGGCATTTTTCCATTAAGAGCAGAAAAAGCATTTGAAAGAAAGCTGCAAAATCCACAGCGCTCACAGTTCGATGCCATTTTAGGTAGCATATCCAATGACTGAGAATGACGCAAAAAAAATAATGCTAGTGATGACTGTAGCATATCCAAATTATAAAGTCGCAGATATTGATGCTACTGCTCAAATCTGGGCTAGGCTGCTATCAGACTACACATATTCACAGGTTGATGCAGCACTGAGAGCCTATATTCTCACAGAGAGTAAAGGATTCGCCCCGACAATAGGACAAATTGTTGAAAAAATAGCATTATTAAACCAACCAGAAATTCCAACAGGTTTGGAAGCATGGGCTATGGTTCGCGCTGCTGCTTCCAATAGTACATATCATGCAGAAGAGGAATTTGAAAAACTGCCATCATGCGTTCAAAGAACCGTTGGAAGCCCTGGCAACTTAGAAAAATGGGCCAAAACAGAACAAACAGATCTCGAAACGGTGGTCCAGAGTAACTTTTTAAGAACGTATGCAACAGTTTTGACGAAGCAAAAAGAAATTCAAAAGATTCAAGGAATCAGCTCAACTGGCAAGCAACCTTGCTTGCCAGAGTTTGAAATAAGTATATAGGAAGGAGTGCGCAGATGACACGAGCACAAAGGAGACGGGCTGAAAGAGAAGCAAAAAAAGGAAACAAAGTCGTAGAACAGCGAATCACAGGTGCGGAACAAAGCATAAGAATTGCTTTGTTAAAAGAAAATATTGCACGAGACGTTGATCGCAAGCTTTATGACAAATACTACCAAAAGGCAAATAAAGACGCTGTGGACAACATATACAGCATCATATTAACATCATTTGGACTTGCCTTGGCAGATACTTGTCCTAATTGGAAGGCTGAGGCAATCGCCAAACGAATACAGAAAACAATGGACTATGTCGAAAAATTCTCAAAGGAATACAACGGAGACATTGAACGTTTTAAGAAAGAGCTTGAAGATAGAACCGGATTCTCATTTGAGATAGATTCTGTAAGTGGAAAGGATGAATAATATGGATTTTTTAATTGGTTTAATAGTAGGGTTATTGTTTGGCGGAATTACTGGTGTGCTTGCAGTTGCTTTGTGTACTGCATCAAGCACAAATGAAACTGATGACGAAGGAAAGAGGAAAAACGATGAGAATTAAGCATTTGAAGTTAGATAATTTTTGCAGTTTTTACAATGGAAAAGCTGTAGACACAGATTTATACAATAAGACAGAGGTATCTGGATGTAATGAATCTGGAAAAAGCACAGTTAAGAGAGCTATTTTTTGGGTACTGAATTGCAGGGGTGAGAACGGCGAAGAAATTACTGGAATCAGGCCACACGATAAATCAGGTAACGAGATTAACGATATTGAGGTTACAGTCGAGATGACCGTAGAACTTAACGGTTCCAGCAAGACATTTAAAAAGGTCTCTCGTCAGAACTACAATAAAAAAGGTGACTTCATAGGTAATGTTATTGACTATTATATCAATAATATCCCTAAAAAGAAGTGCGACTATGAAGATTTTATTGCAGAAAAATTGGTTCCTGTGAGCGAACTTTCGAACTTGATCAACGCCAAAACGCTCTTGTCAAAGAGTACTGCTGACTGCAGATCAATTTTAGAATCCACCTTTGGAACGTGTTCCAATGCAGAGGTTTGTGAACATTTTCCGGAGTTCTCCCCTCTTCTCCCATTGCTAGATGATGGCAGTGTTGATGAATTGAAGTCAAAATTTAACACTATGTTGAATGGCAGACGTGGAAGGAATGGTACTAAAGGACTGCTTGATATTCGCAAAGAGTTTCCAAGCCGCATTGATGAGGTGGAAAAGCAGAAAATTGTCATTGACGAAGCCTTGATAAACAGTCAAATTGCAGATATCGAAAGCAAAATCAAAGATAACCAGAGTAAACAAGCCGATGTGCAAAAGGCATTTGATGAGCAGCGTGCAATTCAGGCACAAATTTATAAGTTGAAGCAGGAGCAATTAAAGGCCGCTGATGACGCTAATGCTGAAAACAGTAAAAGAATTGCCGATTTAGATGCTCAGATTATGGCAGCAAAGGAAGAACTTTTCCTATCAAATAACAATTTAAACGCCAAGGAACATGAATTGTACCAGATTGGCTCTGAAATTCGAGATCTTGAAACTAAGCGTTTGAAGCTTTCAAGTGACTGGAAAAGCAATAAAGATATGCAGTTTGATGAAAATTTGCTGATTTGCCCGTATTGCAAGCGTGAATACCCATCTGATCAGCAGGATGAAATGCGAAAGCATTTTGAAGAATCAAAGGAAGAAAAGTTGCAGGAAATCACAGACGATGGAATGAAATGTAAAGAAGTTATTGATGCTTTACGCGAAAAGTTCAATGCTGCAGATGCAGAGCTTTCTACCCTTCGTGAAGAATCCAATAAAAAGTCAAGAGTTGTCGATGATTTAGTTGCTCAGAAAAAAGTTATATCCACTGTACCTCCAGCAGAGCCAGACGAGACAGCAAAAACCAGATCTGCAGAAATTGCAAAGCTTGAAAGCCAATTAGAAGCAAATACTGCAAATGCAACGTTTGCACAGCTCAAGGCAGAAGAAAATAACCTTCAATATCAGTTATCTAGTCTAAAAGCAGAACTTGCAAAAACTGAAATTAACGTCAAGATTGACGCAAGGGTTGCAGAGCTTAACATCGAGCGCCGAAAGAATGAGCAGCTAATTGCAGATACGCAGGCACAACTCGACTTGTTGAAACGCTTCAATATCCGCAAGCATGAGCTTTTAGAAAGCAAGGTAAACGAGTATTTAGAGTACTGCCAGGTGAAATTTTTCAGACAGCTTGTGAATGGTGATCTGGAAGAAACGTGTGATTTCTGTGTAAACGGTGAACCATACGCTAGAAACCTTAATCACGGTGCAAAAATCTTAATCGAGACAGATGTTTGCAAGGCTTTTCAGAAGAAATACGCTACTACCCTTCCTATCATCGTAGATGACTCTGAATCTGTTGATAATTGGAAGATACCGGATATGGATAGGCAGCTTATTATTCTCAAAAGAACTGATTCTAAAGAGCTAACAATCAAGGAGTCATGATGTGATCCGTGAAATTACACAAACTTACCCAGTCTAAGCTTGATGATTACAAACTTAGAAGTAATTTCACGGACGATGAAGAGATAACATTTGATATGTTATCCAAAGGCAAATCTATCAGCGAAATAGCAACCCGGTTATCTGTGTCGACTAGGACGGTTGATCGCAGGATTGCCGATATAAAATCAAAAATCAATCAACTATAAATAGTCCCCTGGTATTTATGATGCTAGGGGATTTTTACAACATTTTTTAACATTATTTTACTGTAAAGAAATGTCACACGTATAACCTTAAAGATATTTTTTATAACTTTTTAGTTCTAACTATTGACTTTTTAGTTCTAATAATGTATCCTATAACCAAGAAAGAAAAAACATTATTTTACTGTAAATAAATGTCAAATTGGGTTAAGAATTGTAAAATAATGTAATCACAAAGGAGGTTTCACAATGAAAGTAATATGCATTGCAAATCAAAAAGGTGGCATTGCAAAAACCACAACAGCCACTACACTTGCATCAATTTTAATGTCGCAAGGTAAGAAAGTTTTACTGGTTGACGCTGATCCGCAGGGCAACAGCACTGATACTTATAGAGCAGTGTCCAAAGATACGGCAACTCTCTACGATGTTATTTTAGACATTGAAGATCCACTTCCAATTGTGGAAGCTATTCAAAGAACAGAAATAGGCGACATAGTTGCGTCCGATCCAGAGCTGAAAACAGCAGATCAAAGATTTCCAAGTGATGGGAATGAGTATTTTAGACTAAAAGATGCTCTTTCTGAATTAACTGGCTATGACTACGTTATTATTGATACAGCTCCGGCTGACAATAAATTGCTTAAAAACTGTTTGATTGCTTCTGACAAGGTCATCATTCCTGTCACTGCAGACCGTTATGCCATTCAAGGTCTGTCAGAACTGAATAGAACTATCACGGGCGTAAAGAAAAGAAATAATCCTAACCTAGAGGTTGCAGGACTCTTGTTGGTGAAATATAAGAGCCGTCAGCTCCTCGCCCAGGAAGTTAAAGCTTCTCTGGAAGAGATCGCCAAGCAGCTCAATACAAAGGTCTTTTGCACAACTATTCGTGAAAGTATTGCCGTGCAAAAGGCACAGGCAACTAGAACAACTCTCATGAATTTTGAACCGAAGTGCAACGCTGCCATTGACTATGTGCAGTTCGCAGAAGAACTAATTAAGGAGTGATTTGAGATGAGAAAGAAAGATAACACCACCACTACTTCTTTTGATGTGACAGCTGGTATTGATTTTTCAGATGCTAGCGAAACTGAAATTCCAAGCATCCAGCCGGCGGAAAAAAAATCAGTTTTTGTCTCCGCTCCGGTTGATTCGAACAGAGTGTATACGCCTGGATATAATCCAACTCCGAAGATTGGTCCAAATGGTGGATATGTAGGCCGCAGAGAAGTCCCTGCAGCTGAGCGCAAGATCCAATTCAGTGTATCATGCACTGAATCACAAAAGGCAGCCTTTTCAGAAGCCGCTCGTAAGTCAGGCCGCACCCTAGCAGGATTTGCTTGCTTTGCCATTGAGGAATACATGCGGACACATGATCTATAATTCTTTACATTATTTGACATTTAAAAAAGGTTTAATAAGGTAAAGAACTAGTTGACCACGAAAAAAAATCAGCCCAGCAAGGCAAATGAAAAATGCTGTGCTACCGGCAAAACGGGTGGTACAAGGCAAAACAAATTTTATGCTGACCTAGCGGCGAGACGGGGAGAAATGAGGTTTATTATGAGAGAAGATGCTTTTACTGTAAATGTGTTTGAGGAGTACCGAGAGCATGACAAGTACATCAAAACTTGCGACGAGATAATCGCCGTAAGCAAGGCTGCAGAAACGGAGTCCGAGGTTATAGCGGCTCTCGAAAGTGTCAATGTTTTTTTCGATGGGTGGGGTCTCTGCTACGACTATCTATCAAAGAAACTCACGACAGACGCTTGCCGTAAGGCATATATGGAAAGCATAAATAAGAACATGCCACGAAGGGATTTCCGAATGGATAGAGAAAAGTACCTTCAGAAGGCAGGTTTCGCCTGCTGGTTGTGATTGTGACCGAAAGATTATAAAAATCTCAGCAAGGCAAATAAAAAATGCGTCTAACGGGGCGCAGAAAGAGGACTATTATAATGATTCAGCGCAGAAAACCCCGGCCGTTCGCAAGAACGTCCGAGGGAT